ATATGCGTCATTGTAAAGGGATGTAGAGACGCCAAGGATTGACCTTAGTTCTGCCACTGTAACGATTGAAGCCATCTCTACATCCTCTCTATTAAACGACTGGGGGAGCCACCGGGAGCAGCAGCTCCCCCATGATTAGTGTTTGGTTATGCAACCATGAATCGGTAAGCACCTGCGCCAAGCTTTGTAGCAACTGCGCCGTAGCCGTAGTAACCGACCTGAACCTGACCTGTTGAGATGAGGTTTGTCTGGAGTGATAGACGTGGTGTTTCGTACCATGTGTAAGCCTGTGGGTTGATTACGATCATGGTGTTATCGCCAAGGCCTGAGCCGTCTGTCAAAGCACGAGAAACGCGAAGGTTGAGACCTAGAAGGTTTCCGCGAACTGCTGTTGCAGTAAGTGTTCCGCCTGCGTTCTGTGGGTTGATTGTTTGCTGGAAGATTGGACGATTTGAAGAATCGACCAAGCCCATCAAAGCGCCCCATTGTTCTGGAGAAACTACGATGTTCTCTGCAAAGCCAAGGGTTCCCTTGTAGATAGAAACTGCTGCATCTGACACGAAGTCTGCTGCAAGTGCGCCTGTTGTAATTGCTGCGCGGTTTCCGCCGTCTGTTCCGCCGTTGATTAGTGCGGTTCCGACTGCTGTGTCTGTGGCCTTTGCGTAAGCAAACTCCATTTGACGTACGAGTTCAGCGAAGAACGCTGGTGAAGAGCGATCTAGAAGCTCGAGTGAGAATGTCTGCTGTCCAATGAACTTCTGAACGTTCACAGTCACGAACGCTGCGTTCTGGTCTGTCTCTGATGGTGTTCCGCCTTCAGATGCAACTGCAACTGTTGGAGCAACTGTGATTTTAGGGATTTCGAAAGTCATACCTGCATCTGGCAATGCGCCTGATGAGATTGAGTCAATAAATGGACGATCTGCGTTTGAGATGCCATTGATAACTTCTGTTAGTTGACGTGTTGGAACGAGACCAGCATTGTCTGTTGTATCTGCTGCCGCTGCAACGTACATCTTTGATGTGTCGTTGCCGAGTGAAGCGCGTACTGAATGCTCGAGATAAGAAGCCTTATCAACGATTGGGTTACGAACAGTAGTTGAAATATAAGGTGCTGTTGCAGCCTTTACTTCAACCTTTGCAGCTTCTACCGATTCAGCGGCAGGAGCAACATCTGGATTGGTAGTGTCTGACACTTGTTCTCCTTCTGTGGTTGATTGTGTTTCTTCCTGAGATGTCTCAGAAACTTCGTTTTCTACTGCCGCTACTTTTGCGACCTCAGCGCCTGGAATTGCGCCGTCTGTAACAAGGCTGACCTCGATGAGCTTGGATGCGCTGATAGCCATAACGCCATCTTCGTTATCCCACTCTGCAACATCGACACCAACGCTGAAATCTGAACGAAGCCCAGTTGCAGCTTCTTCTAGTGCGTCATTGCCTGCTGTTGTCTTAGCGATCTTAAATTCTGCTGTGATGCCTTCTGCATCTGCCTCAAATGAAACCATCTTGCCCAATGGACGAGTTACATCGTGCTGTAGAACTAGCTTGATGTTCTTAGCCATGGTAATTGAATCTTCTTTGAACATGGTGCGCCCGGCTGATGTGCTGCCTTCCGCGTTCCATGAAACGATGCGGCCTGCAATGATGCGAGATTCTGTATCCGCTGCCGTAATGGCATATGGCATAGTTATCTTCATCGGGTCTCCTTATTATCGATTAGATCTTCTTCTTCACGAATCTGCTCAACGCTCATGGCGCCAATGCGATTGAGAATTTCATATACTTGAGCGCGCTGTAGCGCATCTGTGCGAAGGAACTCGTCTAGGCTGAAACGAATTTCGCCAGTTGAAGGGCAGAAGTCCGGCATAGATAAACGTTGTTCAATAGCAGCAAGGATTGGCTTCATTGAAAAGTCAATAAGTGAGCGACGCTCTGAAACGCTGTTGCTATAGGTCATGCTCGACGCTTCAGCGCTTACGAAATAGGCAGGAAGGTTGCAGGCGCGAGCCAATTCCAACGCGACGTACTGACGAGCTTCGTTCAGCTGTAATTTGGCTGGATCGATGCCCAACGCCTGCAATTCAACATCAGCGTTAAGAAACGCAGTCGACTTAGTAAGTCTGGCTGTGCGCCATGACTCGAGAAGTTTAGAAATACGTTCTGCTGGAAGATTTGTGCCATTAGACTTTAGAACCTGTAGCGGTACTGGCTCTTTAGCAAAAGTTTCTGCTGCTTGCTCTAATGCGTGAGCTGCGCGAATAGTGCGGCCTGCGCGATTGAGTAGACCTTCATCAAGGCCGTAGAACACTACGAGCGAACCAACTCCTTGATTAGGAACTGGTGAGCCATCAACTGAATAGCCAATAATTTCTGTGTCGTTTTGATTTAATTTTACAGTTACACGATCAGGTGCGACTCGAGTCCAAGCACGCACGCGACCTGTATCTCCATACTGCTCCATGACCTGTCCATAACCAACGCCATGGAATAGCAAATCTTCTGCAAGCCAAGCATAAATCGCTGAGCCAGGAACGCGTGGGTCTGGCTGGTTGATAACTGCTGGTGTTCCCATGTGTGAACCATCAAGCTTTGAATATTGCTCGAGTGGCAATGAAGCAAGGGTTGAGCAGATGATATTTCTAGCACGTGCAATAGTTGGAACCGCCATGGCTTGCTGACGGCTTGCAACTGATTGAGTAAATACGAAAGGATTGAAAGAAGCTGTGTTATTGAAAGGCGCTGGCGCTGAAGCCGCGTCGACTGTAACCTCGACTGGCTTAGAAGATGTAAAGATGTCCCGGATTCCCATTGGACATATTATACGCTATTGACTAGACATTATCCTATCTGAATGTCAACCTCTGACTCAGCGCGTGTCGCAAAGTGAGTCACCATTGCTGAGGCAACTGCACCGCAGACAATTCCTGAAGCTTTACGTCCCATAACCCAACCGCCATCGCCCCTAGTCAATTTGACGGCGCTAAGGACTTGCTTAGTTAATTCCTCTTGATCCGAATGAGCAAGGCGAAGGCTAGAAACCGCTGAAACGAATTCATCGCAGCTCTGTTGATATTCCTGACCTGTAATTTCATGGATTGGGATTCCGGCAGGCGCTAAACGCGCTGCAACTGCTGAGGCTGTCGACTTGCTATAGGCAACGGCATTGACTGGGAACTTGCGAACCCAGTAAGCAATATCGTTAGCCATTTCTTTGTCGTCTAGGTTGACTGGGTTAAACCAAGTATGCAAAAGGCTGACCATGAACTTATCCCCATCAATTCGCTGGCCTGCAACAAGGCTGGCATGCTTTCGGTCTGGGCTAAGGTCAATTGCCATCCAAGTGTCCTTCTCCACCGACAATTGCGGCAGGTTATCGACCTTACACTTTTTCCATTCGGCTTCTGAGATAACGGGATTTATCATGCTTACGAATTGACACAATATCTCGGTGCGAAAAATATCTTCACGATCCGAAAGGCTGTCCTTGATATTGTCCTCGTGAACTGTGTGGCCAAGGCTAGGGTTACTCTGATACCAAGCTTCTTTGTCGGTTATATCCGCACCCGGCTCAGCGCTCCACTCGAACCAGCCAATCGAATCTTCTGCGCCTTCACTAGCTGCAAGGCCACGCTCTCTAAACTTGTGCAATAGAACCGAATTGGCATGGCCTGCGTTGGAATAGACATAAGCCTGCGGATTGGGATTACTCATCTGGGTAAATCGCATCGATGACCAGACATCTTCTGTATCGAACTCACGCAATTCGTCAATATGGATTACGTCGGGTGCGGCAATGCCTCGAGCAGCTGAATTACCGGCTCTAATTAGGTATCGAGCCTTGTTCTTGAATCGAATCTCCTGCGATCCTTTAGATTCGTATTTCTTGGCAAAGTTATCGAGCAGTAATTGGGAGCCTTCAATAATTTCAGAGACCTTGTAAAAAATTTCACTCGATGTAGTCAACTTATGAGCTGTAGCCAAGTGCATTTTCTCGCCTAGAACATAGATTCCAAAGAGAATACGAAGCGCCATAAAGGTTGATTTGCCCTGCTGGCGCGGGAGCATAATGCCAATTAGGGGATGAGCCCAGCGACCATCTGGCTTGTATCTCAGGCAATCTCTAGCCAATTGTTCTTGCCAAGGAAGCAAAGGAAAGCCAATGTCGATGCAGAACTGAACCATCTCATCGCCTCGAGTAGGTAAATCCAATGGCTTGGAGCGGATTCTAGGCGTTTGTGATCCATAACGTACTTCTGTTACCCCTACCTCAGCCGTTTGCAGCCCTTCTGAGCCGTTTTGAGTCGTCATGACTGGTTCTCATCCGATTCAAGCCGATAGTGGCTTATTGAGGCGTTTTCGGGGTAAAAAGAAGCAGCAGAAGCACCAGATACCACAATTTCAGTAACACTTACAGCTGCTACAGGCGCTCAGTTCGTTTTCCCAATTCTTCCTGAATTTCCAACAGCAGG